CTATGAATCAACCTATAAGTATTCCTAGACATGAATGGCATCGGGTAATTAAAGGAACAGGTACATTAAAACTCAAAATACACAAGTCTTAACATATTTATTACATATGGTTAAGTTCCAATCACTATTAAAAGAATTTGTATTAGCTGAGTATTCTGAAAAGATACTTAAGCAAATGCTTGATTTGTATAAGCAACAAAAACCTAATTTAGATGATGAACAGATTCTTTATTATGTGAAGCGATTTGATCAAATCAAAACAGCATTAAAGAAAAAAGTTGAAGATAAAGACCCAACTGTATTAGCTTTATTACCTAAAGATTTACAATCTGAGGAATCATTAAAAAAGAATTTTTATTTAGAAATCACTAGATATAAACGATTTGATGCATTAGAAAAATTAATTGATGGTGCTTTTTCTAAAGCTCAAGCTAAAAAGGAAAAAGAAGAATTAGTTAACAGTGCCGAAACAGATGCCGATAAAATATATGATAAAGACAATTTAGAAATATATAAAGGTGATGCTGAGCATAAATGTATTAAATACGGAAAAAACCAATACTACTCTTGGTGTATAGCTCGTACTCAAGGTAGCATGTACTCTGGATATCGCTTCCAGGGTGTTGGTGGAGGAAGTAGAATGTTTTATTTTGTTTTTGATAAAACACGTCCTGATAAAAAAGAAGGAGGCCGTTTTGAGGATCCTTACCACGCTGTAGTAATACATGCTAGAGAAGATGGAGGATATGCTGTTACAGATGCTACTAATATGGGAGATAAACCCGCTAAAACGTGGGATGATGTAATAAAATTATTACCGACTGAATTAGGAAATAAATTAAAAGGGTTAGAGTATTTATTTAAATATGTTCCCCCAAGCGGTGAGGAAATTGCTCAAGCGGCAATGAAAGGTAAAAAATTATCGTTTGAACAATTTGCTGAGTTATCTTATGCTGATAAAAAAACATATGTTCAAGCAAATGCTAGTAACAGAAATATAATAGATTCTAATATATTTAAATCATTAGATTTAGATTTAAAAAATGAATGTATTAACTTTGGTAGGATATGTACTTTTGATGAATTAAAATCAAATGTGGGTCTTTTGAAAAGATACCCTGATTTTAGATTTACTAGATATCCTAAAGAACCATTACCATATCCTTTTATTCCCTATTTAAAAGATGATTTACAACAGAAATATTTAGAGGAATTTGAAGATGAGTATCTAACATTTGATGAAATTGAAAAATATTTCTCTGATGCTACTGTAAAGAAATACATTGATAAACAAATTAAAAAGTTTGGATTTTTACCTCCCGAGGCAGAAAAATTCATGAGCTCTACTCAAAAGAAAATATACAGCATATATAGTATATCCTTTAAAGACATCAGTTACAGCTCTAACCCAGACATTGAAAATAGTACAATGGCCCCTTTACGTTTAGTAAGTGTTGCCCCTATTTCAGCCAAAACATATAATGATTTATCTTCTCAGGAACGTAAATTGTACTTTGAATTAATTGATAGATTATTTGAACAAGGTAACGGTGTTGAAAAACACAGTGATTTTTTCATGGGTGTACCTCAAATGATACAAATTAATAATAAAGTATTTATGCTTTGTCCCTCATCTAACAATTCAGATGTATTTACATTAATAGATGAAAATGGTAAAGTAGCTAAAGATGATATTTATACTTTAGAAATTTATAAAAACGGCAATGAAATAGAATATGATTCCACACCTGCTGGACCAATATATAAAATTTCAGGACAAAGAACATGGTATTTACCTCAATCCGAATATGATAGTATAAAATTATTAGATGAGGATGGGGATGAAATTAGATTTGATATGAACAACTTAGAAGAAAACAACGAATTAGTTAGAAAATTCCAAAAATTAGCTGGAATACAAACCGAAAACGAGACTAAACCCGTTACCGCACCTCCAACAACTAAACCTGGAGTAGCACCAAAACGCCGTACTTTAACTCCCCCTAAACCAGCCCCTAAAACTAATCCTAAGGCACTTAGTGAGGAAGATAAACAGGAAATGATTGGAAAAATAGTACAACGCTTTAAGAAACTCCACCAGTGAAACTAAAACATTTAGCTAAACAAGTAATCGAGGAAAAAATCCAACGATTAAATGAGGTAGATTACGAGGAAATATTTTCTCCTGAAACTATGTCTTTATTGAAAAAACAATCTAAAGACGAATTAGTAAAAACAGGAAAAAATTTAGCTCAAATGATTCGCACTTCATCAGATTTAATTCCTGAAATTGTTGCTGCTGAACGTCCTCATATTGATTTACTTGAGGAAATAGCTAAAGAAATAGTTACCCAAGCTTATCCTATTATTAAATATTCAAAAATAAAAATTAATGCTAGTATAGGTAAAGGCGAGCTTCCCAAAGGAACCCCAGGTGAAGAAGAGGAAGAACAACCTGAATTACCTCAACCTACTTTAACTGGCGAGAAAAAACGCCGTATTATAAACGGAATTACCCAAGGTGCCTCTATTCGTGGTACTTTTGCTTTTTTAATGTTTAGAGAATATCTAGATGATCTAGGAGAGGATATGGTTAACCGTTATAATGAGGTAATGAAATCGGTATTTGGTATTTTTGATGATGAAAATGCCATTGCTATGATGTTAGCATTATTAGCTCAAGGTCAAAAATCTCAAGGAGGTGAATCTGAGGCTGAATTTGATGAGGAAACAGGAACTCTTACAATTAATGCTACCGCTATTTGTTTTCCAATGTTAGTTCATGAAATTGTAAAAGGATTATATGAAATATTATCATTACAAGGATTTGGAACTGATGCTGAGCAAAATAAATCAATTATAGGAAAAGTAGATCAATTAGCTGCTGAACCAAACGATATGCGTTTTGGTAAATTTATTTATGATGCCGCTAATAAATTATATGTTGAAAGTGGGATTGATGATGATAGAGTAAGAGATTTCTTCTTTACTGAACTATACAAAATAGATGATGAAACCGAATTTATTGGATTCGTTGAAAATCTAGTTACAAATAAATTAACATCTGCTCAAAAGAAATGGGCAATGGATACTATGAGGGAAATTGAGCGTGATTTAAAAGCTGATGACGCTGGTATACCAAATGATGAAGATGGTGAGGATGTATTTACTGAAATTAAAATCCAACCAGGCAAGACAGTAGGAGTTGTTGCTCCTCTTACCTCTGAAGAAAAAAACTGGATTGATAAACAATTAATAGATTTTGATCCAGGAGATACACCTGAAGGAAATCCTGATATACCTTTAACTTATAATTTTATTGATAAAGGATATATAGAAAGTGAAATAGAAGATGAATACATGACCTCTAAAGATTTAGAACTTTTTAATTCTATTGTACAAAAACTAGGCAAAAATAAAATTTATACTTTTAATAGTGGGCATGATTTTCAAGTAGATAATTACCCTCAATTACGAGATAGTGTAGTAAAAGCAGGTATAGGTTTTAATAATATACCTGCGTTAACCGTAACTTGGTCTGATTTTGATGATGATGGTGAACCCTTTGGTGCTTTTGATAAAAACACAGGACAATACATTAAATACTCTAATACAGGACAATGATTAAAAAATCACAAATAAAAGAAGTATTACTTAAGTATATTGTTCCTTTACAAAAACAATATCCTGATTTTTACTTGGGTGGAAGTCTTGCTTTAATTTTACAAAAACATATTCCTGCTCGTGATGTTAAAGATTTAGACATAATATCTCCCGCTTCTTTTGGTGATTTACACGAGACAAAATTTCCTTATCGAGGTATGGTAACTAGTAAAAAAACTTACCATATACGCGAAATAAAAACATGTTTAGATTTTTTTCATAATCCTAAAGCACAATACGTTACTGTTAAATTTCAAGGACATACTATAAAATTATCTCCTGTAAATGAAATAATTCATGCTAAGGAAAATAAAATTTGGAGTCCTATGTATAAGCAAAAACAAGAAAACTTAAAACAAATTATCAAAGAAGTTTTTACTGAAATTAAAGCTCAACCCGGTAAAACAGGATTAAAAGATAATAGAATTAAATTAGTTATACAAAGACAAGTTGAATCACCCACACCCGATGATAATAAGTTATATGGAACTTTATATGTTGATGATCCTGAAAGTAATTTCCCTAAAGACCCAATTGTATACCAACTTGACCCAATAACTAATCATATATTCTTATCATCACTAAAAAAAGAAAGTTTTGATACTTTACCTAAAATATTAAAAAATAAAAATATTCCTCACGAATATTCAAATTTAGGTATTGTATCGGGTATCCATATAGATAATATATCAAAATATTTTGTTCTAAAAAAAAACATGAACGAAATTAAAGTTCAACCAGTTAATAAAAAAATAATTAAGCCTACTAAAAAACTAAAAATAATGCCGTTTCGTTCATATATAGATATGGATGCTTCTTTTATGGAAGATTATATTTTAGATTTTGGTCACCCTATTGAGAATCCTATTGATATTAAAGAAAAAGATATTCAAGGTGGCTACGTAGTAAATCCAATAGATGAAGATTCCTTTGCTGATGTTATTTTAGATGGAGATTATGAGTTTTATTTTGGAAATAATTTACGAATTGATGATATATTAGAGTTAAATGATCCTTTAAGTATAAAAAGTTTTGCTGAGGAAGAAGCTAAACATCTTTCTTCAAACCACCCAGAAGATGAATCTTTTTATAAAGAAGAAATTATAAGAGCTATAGAAATTATTCAAGATAATATTCCTAAATACCGTGCAGCTGAAAAAATATTAAATGATAAATATACAATTATTAATGATGATGATTTTAGTATAATATTATGGTCTGATTCTGATAATCATATTATATATTATGAAATGATTTATAAAAAAGATGGTTATTTTAATAAAGACGGAGATCTTGTTGTATATTTGAATCCTTAAATACACCAATATTTATCAACATACAGACTGATTCATAGCCAGTCGCTTTAAAAATAAAAATTTTGAGATCTGTGGCCTCTATTTTGGAGGCCACTTTTTTATTTAAAATGGGTGGTGGTCTGATGGAATTTTCATATATTTATAATAGAATAATATGATTAGCATATATATTTTAGAAAAAAATAACACTCCTTTTTATGTAGGAAAATCAAAAGATCCTACAAGAAGAAAACATAGACATAGACAAATGTATGGAGATAATATTATTTTTTATGTAATAGATAAAGTAGAAGAAAATAATTGGAAATTCTGGGAATGTTATTGGATAGAACAATTTAAGCAATGGGGGTTTAATCTAATCAATAAAAATAAAGGTGGAGGAGGACCAGAAAAACATAAAGATGAAATTAAACAAAAAATGAAAAAACCTCGCAAAGAAGGAACAGGGGATAAAATTAGTAAAACTTTAAAAGAAAGAAACCATTCTCAATATTATACACAAGAAGTTAAAGAAAAAATAAGTAAAGGAAACCAAATTTCTAAACCATTTACTGCAGAGCATGTTAAGAATATGGGTATAGCTAAACGAAAACAAGCAACTCCTGTATTACAATATGATTTAGAAGATAACTTTATTAAAGAATGGGAAAGTAAAGGACAAGCTGCCCTTTGGATAAAAAAACAAACAGGTAAAACAAGTAATTTGGTTTCTCAAATAAAAGACTGTATATTAGGGAGACAAAAAACCGCCTTTGGGTATAAATGGAAATATAAACAATATGAATAAATATACTAAGAAAATTGTAATTGTTGGAAGTGGAGTATCAGGAATCAATGCAGCAACTAAACTTGTAGATAATGGATATCCCGGTCATCTGATAACAATGATTGATATGGGTAACGATCCATATAACCGTAAACCTAGTGAAGTAATGTGTGGTTTTGCAGGTGCGGGTGCATGGAGCGATGGTAAATTGACTTACCACACAGCAATTGGAGGTCAATTATCTAAGTATACAGGTGAAGAAAAAGCAATGGAATTGATGGATCAAGTAATTACCAATTTCAAACGTTTCCATCCTAAACCAGAGGAAGTACAATGCTCAAACCCAGTTGAAGAACCAGAATTTATTAAACCATATTTTGGTTTACGTTTATTTCCTGTATGGCACGTAGGTACAGATTATCTATCTGAAATTGCTAAAAACTGGTACGATTATTTAGTATCTAAAGGTGTTAGATTCTTATGGGAAGAAAAAGTAACTGAAATTGATTTTAACGTGAATGGTTTAGCAACTAGTATTTTGAATACAACTGATACTAGAATTATAAGTTACGATGAACTTATATTTGCTGTAGGTAAATCAGGTATTGATTTTGCTCAACAATTAGCCAACCAATATGAATTACCAGATGAACCTAAATCAGTACAAATTGGTGTTCGATTTGAGGCACCACAAAAACACTTCCAGAAACTAATCGATATTAGTTACGATTTTAAATTGTATCGTAAATTTGAAGATAAAGGTGTTTCGCTTCGCTCATTCTGTACAAACAACAATGCCGCTTATGTTGCTGTAGAAGAAACATATGGAGATCATAGTTACAATGGTCATGCTAAAAAAGATATGCGTTACCGAAATGATATGACTAACTTTGGTATCTTAATGGAAATTAATGGTATTGAAAATCCATTTGAATGGTCAAGAAACATTGTTAACAAATTACAATTTGGTGGAACTGGTTTGTATTATTCACCTACTCGTCTTCCATCTACAACATCTGAGGGTGAAAAAGTTACTGCTTTTCCTATTAATACTTTAAAAGGTGTTAAAGAAATTATGGGTGAATATTGGGATTATATTGAAGATTTCATCACAGATATGAAAAAAGTATTTCCAACATTAGGCAATGATTGGGGTGTTTATATTCCTGAGGTAAAATACCTTTCACCTGAACCTTTAGTAAATTATAAAGATCTTAGTTTAACTAAATTTTCTAACGTACATTTCGTGGGTGATGCTTTAAGTGCAAGAGGAATTACAGTTTCGGGAGCACAAGCAATTTATGTTGCCGAATCATTGTTAAATGATGAGGCATGGTATGATGGAGATATAATTAATTTTAGATAATATGACAACGAAATACGAATTTACACAGAAGTTAAAAAAGGCAGATGGTACGGTTGCTTATGTTTGGGAAGGTAAACTTCATAACTGGGAAGGACCTGCTTTAATTAC